ATTCGTCGGCAGCGTCAGATGTGTATAAGAGACAGGCGCTATACAAATGCTGTACCGGAAAATGTTGCCTTAAAACACACTAGTCAATTAAAGCGCACTAGTAACGTTAAGTTTATTGGTGCGGCCTGATGCACCCCACAACATCAGGCCGCTATATCGAAAAGGAGGAAACGTGTGGTTGATTACATTGTTATTATATCACAATGAACCGAAGCTGTCAAGATAATTTTGAGTACCATCCGGTAAAGCCTGCATCAGTAGCGGAAATGTCCAGCTGGATTCCGTCAGTCGTTTTTGTCACCTGGCCGTCATCCAACCATTTACATTCCACGCCAGTGCTCGAAGACAGCCAGCCGATGTTAAGAATTCTTACATCTGCGACCTCTCCGTTGTATGTAGTGATAGAGCCGTTATACAATTGCGAATTATTTTGATTATTCTTGTCTCCCATTGTGATAGTCATGTAGAAGATTGCGCCCCCGGAAGCCGGGATATTCGCAATAGGAATCATAGGAACGCCGTTGGTAGTATCGAACTGCTTCATTGCTGCACCACCGGCATTCGGCGTTTGTTTGGCCATTTCGAAAGACTGACGCGTGTAATTGTGAATTACTTTGTAAATAACGCCTGCGGAATCAACGGCAATACCGTCACGTACACCGCTACTTGCAGCCGAAAAGACCATGAACACGGGGGCAGTTACGTTTGCAACTGGCGCATCTGACGAGTTTGCAATCATGAAAACGCGATAATCCTTGGAGTTCTGTGCAGCGATTGTAAAATTGCCGAACTGAGCTTTCTGATTATAAGGGATGTCAATCAAACGTGCTATGCCGGCATCACCAGACTGAGCGGATGATAGTGAAATGTTATTGCGTGATAGCAGCATTGTATGCCCGTGGACACCAATAATGATATCACCGTTAGAGTCAGTAACGAGGTTCACATGCTTCGCCGCATGGATATCAACAACCGGCCCCTCGACGCCGACGGTTCCCCCCGCAGTAATGTCGACGTTTGTAGTTGCCTGATACGTCGAGCTTCCGGTATCGTTCACATTGATGTTCTTCACGCTAGTGTTTCCAGTGATCTTAACGAACTCCGCGTTCGCAAGAACATTGATGTTCTGATTCTCCAGTGTGAAGCCGCCCGCAACGACCTGCGTAGCATGCCAAAGATTCCCGGCGTTGTCGACGTAGTATCCACCAAGCTCACCCTGTGGGATCAGGTTCTCGCTACGAACATACACCGTAGTTTTCGAATCATCAACGTCAACCGTGATATAGCCGCACGTCACATTGACGTTCGCGTCCACATACTTCTTTGTAGCAGGGTTCGCGTCCTCCACGGGTTCCGCCACTTTGGTTCTTGCGTTTAGCATATCGACATCCACGTTTCCGAACGTTGTAGGTCCGTTTATTTCAATGTTGCCAGCGATTCCCGTATTGCCCGCATACACCGCGACGCCTGCGGCGGTTTTGTCGAGAATGCTAACGCCATCATTGCCAGTGATTAGGGCCGTTCCGCCGCTGCGGATTTCAATACCATCCGTAGCGTTCACCGCCATCGTCTGCCCCCCCTTGAGCACGACAGGGTTATTACTCTGTATCGTAAACGTTCCGTCAGCGTTCTTCACCACGGAATTCTGATCGATGAAGAACAACGGCCCCGTAAGCGTACCGCCGCTTGTCTGAATAAACTTGCTGGGATCAACCTTGTCGACCTGCGTCTGAATGTTGGCAATGTCTTCGTCCTGCTGCTTGATTGCATCAATCATCTGATTGATATAATCCCGCATCTTGCTTAGCACATCAAGGTAACTAAGCTCATCCGAGAAGATCGTCGGCAGAACCGGCAGGCAACAGAATCTTAGCTTATTAGGAATGTCGCTCATAAAATACCCCCTTACATAATTGCAATGCACCACTGTGACATTGCGTAACTGCGAATATCAGGACTCTCCGTGTCGGACGCAAGTTTGATTTGCCAGGCCTTGCCACCAGTCGCCGCGATAGGAATCGCGGTAACGCTGATGCAATCGTCAAAGCTAATGACTTCAAAACCGCTCTTTTTGACAAGCACAACTCTAAACGTACTGTTCAATGTATCACCACACTTTCATAAACAGGTCTTCGAGTTCTTCGATGATCTGCAGGTCGATGTTCACGAACGTGCTGCGGTATTCTTTCAGGCGTGCCGCAATGGACGCGCCGCCATTCACGCCGGAAACATGTTCCAGATATTCGTCCGTACTTTCTGCGTTTTCGTTAGACGTGTTAACATTCTGACTGCTTCCTGTAGCCTTGCTTGTGCCGCTTCCTGTTGCATTCCCCGACCCATTGTTAGATACCATTCTAGCGTCCGTCAGATAGCGGTCATTCTGTAGGCCAGACAAACCACCCTGCGGAGTATCGCTGTACTTGTTGATTTCGCTCTCCGTGTTCGTGTTCGATGATTCGGACGTGGTGGAGGAATCAGTCTCCGAGGACGTCACACCCTGACTGTCGGTCTGCGTCTGTTTCGTGCCCTTGCCGATTTTCGTCCGGGTAAGATCAACGTCATACAACGGATTGAATTCCAGCAGCTCCGACTTGTACATTTGATTATAGTACGGCATGATCTCCGATAACTTCTGATTCAGCCGGAGTTTCCAAAGCCCCACGGTTTCCATGCTGATTTCTTCCGTATAGTACGCCTTGAGAATCTTGATTTCAAGGGCAAGCCGGTAATTCTCATCAAAGATGGGCCAGTCATCCGCGTTGAAGATTTTCGGTGCAGCCGCCTTCACGATTTCGTTAACCTTGCTATACGGCTGTGATTCCTTATAGCCAGCTTCGACCTCGCAGATATAGCGCAGCTGCGTTGTGTATTTACTCATCTTCCCCACCTCCGTCCGATCCATCCATAAAGGATTCCGGCGTCACTTCCTCACGGTATCTAACGCCGATATTCGTACCGAACATTTTGTTGACGGCATCACAAGCCTGCTCTCTAGCGATCAAGCCGGAGTATCTGCTTGCAATGGTGCCGCCCTGATTTGCTTGAATCTCCAGCGTGTTAACGCGTTCCTTCTTGTCAGCGCCGTGATTCGCAATGCCAAGCGATTCAAGAGCATCGTTCCATATAGTTTGTTTCAGTTGCTGCAGAGCGGGTGCCACTAGCGGCGCACCAGTCATCAGCACTTTAACATTATCAGCGATTCCCTTTTTGCCAAATATTACCGGGAAGTTTCCTTCATACTGCTTGTACGCATTTTTCAGAGAAAGCAGCGTATTGGAATCGGCTTCGATCAGAACCGGCGTTTTCTGTGCTGAAATGTTGACGTCAATCGTCCTGTCGATATCCGCAAGCCGCCTAGCGAACATTCTGCACATATTAAGGGAAGGGCTGTGCAGCATGTTATTATAGCAGATAACCGAGTCTTTGTTCGTGCGCTCTGCGTGATACGTTGACACGGTAGATTTATCTGTTTCGTTGACGGAGCTAACACCGGGCGTGAACGCCCTGCGCCGGATCGGAATCTTGTACACGTTGAACGGGCCGCCAATGATAACCGGGAGAGCCAGCATTCCGAGGACATCATCGTCAAAGAAAAGCGCAAGGCCATTTTTGAACAAGGTCAACTCAAGGAACCGGGCGTCGACGCTTTCCGGAAGATTGAGCCATTCGTACCGGGATAAGGACATCTCTAGCAGCCGATCATAATAAAAATTGTAGGTCAGCCGATTAAATGAATCAGCCGCCAACCACGCTTTGAAGCTATCACCCATTAACTCACCTCCTCAGTATATTCCGGATTCGTAGCGCCTGGAGAGTTATCCACGGAATAATCTCCGAAATGTGCGGTAGACTTCCAGAATGTAATTCCCCGGTCATACACTTCACAAATCCGCTTTTCTGCGCTTGCCGGGATAGAACCGTCAATAGAACAGCCGTTTGTTTTAACGTAGTTGTAGAAGGGCCTTGTCCCGATATTCGGCTTTTTCACGGTATTCGTCGCATAACCGTATTTACGGAAATACATGTCAACTCGTTCTGCAGCCTCTGCCGTTAGATGACGGATTCCATAATGGAAAGTCATCAAATGCGCAGCTGCTAACAAGTTGTTATTTCCACCAGGCGTCCCGGAATCTGCCATCGTCGAGGCATCCCACCGACGAGCGGCGGCCCCGACGGCCTGTGTTGCACCAACGACAGCGCCAGCATAATTTTGACTAACAGCAGACATTAACGCCATGAGTGCACCGCCGATGAACTGAACAGCATTAGCGCCACCCTGTTGTGCCAACCATGCTTTGTATGTGTCTGATGTAGTGCCACATTGCGGGAACCCGGATAACGTCATGCTTTCCGCGTAATTTCTACCCTGTACAGTTTTGAAATTTTCGGGAACAAGCATAACCGTAGGATTCGGCGAGTAGTCACCAATCAGCTGGAAATACAAATCATTCGAGGAAACGCCCGGTGTGAAAAGTTCCATCGGATAAACCTTTGTATTTCCAGAGTTGTTCGTTACCCACAATCCCCAATAGGGGCTTGTGTACAACTTCTTGCACTGCGGTGTATAACTTTTCCGAACTCCAGCCGTTGCGGATTTAAATGCTTCGTTGTAGTGACGTAGGAATTGCAAACGGTAGTTTTTAACTGTAGATAATGTGTCGGGTACAACTTCGCCAATTTGTGCGAATAGTTCGGGCACAAGCCCAAATGCTACAATTGAATTGGCATCCACACCAGCGCCGGACAAATACGAACGGAAGGTATTAAGGCCCTGTTCCGTGAACGGCTGAGCATAGGCCCATAGCATCGTTGGGAGGCCGCTGATAACGTGCGGGCTTGTACCATCTGCCCACCAAGCCATCATCCACAAACTGGATAACTTTGTAGGGACTGTTGCGCCACTGAAGGTGTAGCTGACTTCGTCATAATAACTTATCGTGTATTCGTCAAAGCTAACAGGTTCCGGCACTAGGTTCTCTCCGATTTTATCAGTCAGCGGATGCTCACGTTCCACAAAAACGTCCCGGATTTCATAATCACCCAACCACGTCTGAATGACGTCGATTTCATAGGTAATCGTGGACGTGTTGTTGTTCACGTATTCCACGTCCGTGATGAACGCATAGAATTTCTTTACGTTCCCGGCAGAATCCTTGAAGTTCGTATTTTGGAAAATCAGGTAATTGCAATCGTATAGATTCTCGACAGGCAACTCGACCTGAATTCTCCCAGCGCCATATCTCTGATAACTCTGCGCATTGAGTGTGTACTTGATCCACTTGCTGAACGTTGTGAACTGATCCGCCTTGCTCCCGAAATACATCGTATTCTTGTAGTCCGGCTCACACGGGCAATCCTTGATAATATAAATCGTGGTATTCGGCACAACATATTCAGCCATTTTATCACCACCTTTTAAAATGGTGGAGGGGCAATGCCCCTCCGTTTACTACTTGACGAGCGTCAACTTGCTGCCGAGCACGACCTTGTCGTCCAGGCCGTTGACCAGCTTGTAAGTTGCGCCTGCCATCGTGGCAACCACGTCATACTTATAGCTTGGAGTCTGCGCGGACTGCGGCAGGATAATCGCGCCGTAAGGATGCACGGCAACCAGCGCCTTCGTCATTGCCTCCGTCTGCACCAACTGGAAGTTGGATGCCTGCAGGCTTGCGGGATCGGAACCAGTCAGCGTGTACACCTTGTTACCGGCCGCATCTTTGGAGTAGCCGGTAACATTCAGCACAACATTCGCCGGGGCGGAAATCGTGGCGCCATCATCGACGAACACGACCGCGTTGCTGAACGGGGAGCTCGACACGATCTCCCAACGATTATAGAAATAGTTGTTGTAGAGTCCGCTGCCGACGTAAGCCTCCGACATCTCATTCAGCGTGTCGTAAAGCTGGAACCATTCCTGATCGACGAGAATCGCCTTAACGTCAGCCATCAGCGCGAGTTCAGCCGTGGTAACTTCCTCGATGTTATTGCCAGCCGCACGAATTTCGTCGAAACGTGCATTATCGAACGTGGTGAAATCGTCGATGAGAACGAGGCGCCCGAGGAAATCAGCCTTTTCCATGTGGAACGCCGCCGCAAGAACTTCGACGTCGAACTTTGCGTTGTACTGCGCATCCATGAAAATGTACTGATCTTCACGCGGAGTTACCGTGGTAACACCCGCCGCGTTGTAATCGTTCTTCATGAACGTCAGCATATTGGACGTCCCGCGGAAGGTAGTCGCTGCGTTCTTCGAATCAGCAGCGTCGAATGCGACGGGCTTCATCTTGCCATGGGACACTGCCTTGATGAGCAGGTACTTGACCAGCAGGAAATCGTCATACTCTGCAGCGCGGATAACGCTGTCGATGATTCGGGAAATCAGGTCCTCAACGCCGGAAATCGAAGTGAACGCCTGACGGAGGTCTTCGCGCTGAACCGTTACAGGATACTGCACCTTCCAGTTGATAAGGTGGAACGCGGAACGAACGTCCGGGATCGTGCGCTTGAGTTCGCGGGAAGCAGCCTTCTCAGGGGAGAAGTCACGCGCTTTCGCGATCTGCACGAACACTTCCTCGACCGTCTCGCCAGTTTCCAGGAATCCCTTCTTGAACATTCGGTACGGGTTGTTGAATGTGGCGGATCGGATTCGTACGAGGGCGATCTGATTGACAAGGGCGCTCAGGAATTCGTTGGCAAGATTCGGATATCCGAAAAAGACATCACCAACCTGACGAACGTCATAGTTCGTGGCAACTTCAGGCACCTGATCCTGATACTGAGCGGACGCATTCGCACGAATGGTATTCAGAATATCAATCGTGGAAGCGTTCAGGGTGGACACTGCAATTTTTCTAGGCATTAAATCATTCCTTTCATAAAATTATTCAGTCTTGAACAAGTCCGCATACGACCGGTGCTTCGGCTCCGAATCAGGGTCCGGTTCCGAATCAGGCTTGTCGGGCGGATTGTAAAAGGCGTCTTTGTATTTCTGCTTCCATTTCTTTTCGACGTCTTCTGCCTTCTGCTTCCATGCGGCGCCGTCCGCTCCAGCATCAAGAGTGTCAGCTACGTCCTTCAGAAATGTAAGCGTGTCATCGGAAGTATCCTCATCGGGAATGAATTTCTTCAGGCCGTCAAGGACTTCCTGTTTCGTTTTGATTGCCACAGTGTTACCTCCTTTACGTCCATGCATTCATGGACATCCAAATTTTCAGTTTTCGGGTTGACGGTGTAGGCGTTGGGGGATGCCCCGTGAAATATTCATACCAGTATGCAGCATTATCACACCGAATCCGATATGATTGCGCTGCCAGATCGTCACGAGGTTTTTCATATTTCAGCTCGAATGCCCCCGTCATATAATCTAGCTGGATATCTGCTCCGGCGATTTTACCGGCTTTGAATTGATCGAACGTGATATAATAGAAATTGCGGATATCAACGCCGATTGCGGTGAAATCGTCATTGTAATAATCGAAATTTCCGCTAGACCAGTTTAGCGGGACAGTATCGCGCATGTATGCTGTCTGTGCTGCTCCATCTTCCGGCGCACCAGGACGATCTGCAAAGTTCGGTTTGTACCCGTCCGCTGCATATTTGGTTGAGTTGGTTCTGTTAATGTAAGTATTTGGCGGGGTAAAGCCGGGAATGCCGTAGCCGTGTTTATTCGACGTTGCCCAATCAGAAAACTGTGCTACCGTCGGGATATTATCGCCCTCCCAGCGCCATGGATTTAATCCCGACTCACCAGCTCCGTTACCTAGCAAGGCTGCGATTGCACTGATAACCCAACCATCCGCCGCTAATATATCCGCTATTCCTCTAGCGTTTTCTAGCCCTTCAGTGCTTGTGCGGGAATAGCTACCCGTGCTTTTCGCATGCCAAGCCAAGTCTTTTCACCACCTTTCTTTACTGAGTTGTTTTCACAACGAACGCAGGGTAACCTGCCGCAATCAGCTGTGCTTTCATAGCCTCTGCATAATTGCGATTCTTGAATGCGCCGACCTGCACGCGGTAGATTGCCGGATCATCGAGGGTCTCACCCTCTTTGTACTTCACGCCAAAGCAGTCACACACACCTCTTGCAATGGCGTCCGCAATCACGTCGAGATTGTGAACGATCCAGTTTGCTACCATAGGCACGTCGTGGAAGTCGACCTCGACATAAACCGTAGGCGCGTGCGGCGCGTGGATTTCGTAGAGCTGCGGCTGCGCGGAAATGTTGGAGCTAGTGCCGGGAGTAACGGCGTCGAGCTGCTTGAAAATCTTCTTGCTATACTCATAGCCGAGCTGCCCTTCAACGGTTCGCATGCACATGACCCGAGTGCCGGAGACAGTGCCGTTAAAAGCATTGCTGTGCAACGGCAGGTGCAGGTCTGCCCCCCAGGCGTCAGATTGATTACACTTGTTTGCCAAAGTGCTCCGGTGCACGATTTTTACTTCAAAGCCGCACCGCTGAAGGATCGGAGCCAGCTTTTCCGCAAGCATTCCCATCTGTTCTCCTTCGTTCGTGCTGCCTCCGGCGTAAGTGTTTTCAAACTGGTCGGACGGACTAAGAAAAATCTTTTTAGCCATTGCCCAGCTTATCAACGAGCTGCTGCATCACCAGAGTGTTATTCTGGATCGCTTTGGCAAGTTCGGAAATCTCGTCCTTGTGCTTTTCCTGGATCACCTTAATATACCAAAAGCACATAAGGGAAACACAAATAGGAAATCCGACCTGCGTGATAATGTTAAGAACGGTCTGAACGTTAATAGCCTTTCACCTCCTTTGAATGGAATCCTACTATCATTATATCACACGCGTGCGATTTGTCAATTGACAAAAGACACGAATGTGTTATAATAATTATAGGTGGTGTATTTGTATGACGTACTACGACGGGACAAAGCTGCTATCTATGCAGGATATCGACGGCAAGCGGCCCGAAATTTATCTGTGCACAACGAACCGAACCGGCGGTAAAACCTGCTATTTTTCCGGCATGCTTGTGCGTCGCTTTAAAAAGACACGTGAAAAATTTATGCTCGTCTATCGGTACAAATATGAACTGGAAGATTGCGCAGATAAATTTTTTAAAGACATCAGAGGCATTTGGTTCCCGACCGACAATATGACGTCAAAGCCTATGGCTGTTTTTAAAAAACTTTTCTTGAATGACGTGGAATGCGGATATGCGGTATCTGTCAATCAGGCGGAAGCTGTCAAGAAATATGCACACTTGTTTTCTGATACCGGGTCTATGTTCATGGATGAGTTTCAAAGTGAAACAAACACGTATGTCCCGAATGAAGTGAAAAAGTTTATTTCCATTCACGCTTCTGTTGCACGTGGGCAGGGTGAACAAGTCCGATATGTCCCTGTTTACATGTGCGGGAATCCTGTCAGCTTGCTCAATCCGTATTATATCGAATTAGGCATCTCCGAACGTCTCCGAAAGGAAACACGTTTCCTGAAGGGTGACGGCTTCGTGTTGGAGCAAGGCTATGTCGATTCTGCTGCGGAAGCCCAAAAGGGGAGCGCATTCAACCGGGCGTTTGCAAAGAACGATTATGTTGCATATGCCGGTCAGGGCGTTTACCTGAATGACAACGTTGCCTTTATCGGCAGGCCGGAGGGCGTTAACCGATATATCGCTACGCTCAGGTATTGCGGGAAGAATTACGCGATCCGGGAGTATCCGCATCTAGGCTTTATGTACTGCGATGATAAAGCCGACGACTATTACCCTGTCCGTATCACGGTAACAACGGAGGATCATGAAGTTAATTACGTGATGCTCAGGCGTTCAGACGCAATGCTTAGCCAGTTCCGATATTTCTTTGAGCTAGGCGCCTTCCGTTTCAAAAATTTGTCTTGCAAGGAAGCCGTCCTCAAGGCGCTTGCTTATTAAATAGGTATCACCGGAGACTATACGCTCTGATCTGCCCGGGTCACACAGCTGAAATTATGCTGCCGGGACAGTTACGGATATCGTGAATCCCTTTGCGTAACTCTCCGATTTTGATACGGCTCCCACATAAGTGGGAGCCTTATTTTATTCCTTTGATAAATCCTGCAGGATTTCGTTGATAAGTTGCAGGCTCGTAGTCGTCCACGTGGCCGCTTGAAACGTGTCCCCACTGAATACCAGCGTGTTTGCTCCATTGATTACTTTTCGTAGTTCTTCCAGCCTCTGGTATAACTCCGTTTTATTCATCGTGCTTGCTCCTTTTCGCATAGTTGAGCAGAGTACGGGCAATCAGTTCAAGAACGAAGTTGTCATCACAGCTGACAGCATAGGCAATTGCATCTGCTTCTGCGATCGTTCTAATGCAGCTTTCAAGCACGTTGCGCTTCAGCATTTCCATTTTCTCCGTCCTGATTTCCTCCACGGTTTTCACAGCGTTGCCCTTTACAATCTTCATCTTCTTCGTTATACCCCCTTAATATATTCAGCTCGAATTTCTTTATAGCTTTTCATTTCCAAAGTGGTCATACTTGTTACATAGTTCAGCAAATCATACCAAAATGGAAACTGATGCTCCACTTCGCTTCCGTCCTTACATACGACGGTTAACTTAAACTGCATTCGCACGGCGTTTCACCTCCATCTGTTCCCGCAAAATGCATTTTTTCACAGTTTCATCGTCAAGCCCTAGGCTTTCACACAAAAAGTAATACCATTCGGACTTAAAAAATCGTGCTACCTCCGTGCGATTCTGCGAACGGGCATACATAGACTTATTACCGCGCTCTTTACTTCGAGGTCTCAACTCTTTGCTGCAGCGCACATAGTCTTGTACCCCAACATGAATAATCGCAACGGCTAGCCGCTTAGCCTCCATGTCGGTCATTGTTATCACCTCATTTCATATGTTGTCGCACACAACAGCACCCCGCCCGGGATCGTTCGGGGAAGCAACTTGCCAGGGACGGTTAAGCCTAGCTTAAAATCCGTGATCTCGCGTTTCTCACGTAAGAAGGCAAGCTCTTCAGGCCGGTACTCATTTTCGGGATCGTCTTCCGTTGGCTTCCAGCCCTCAACGGATTTCAAAAACAGCTCTTTGCAATGTTTCGGCATACCAGCGCATTTCACATCATAAAAAGGCTCCGTTATGAGTTCGCCATCCTCGGACGTGACGTGTTCTATATACGTTTTCTGCCGAACAAATAGCCCCATATCCCATCCGCTTTCCAGCTTCCAGCAACAAAAATCACGATCGTGGATTTTCATGCCGCGAACGGCGTCGCGCGGGATATCCATGTGACAACTATCGGTATCCGCATAGATAAAACCCGGTTCGTCTGGCCCGTAATAGTTGGCCTGCGCTGCCCGAATTGTGAAACAGCGGGCATAACTTGTGATAGCTGCGCCTACGGGAATATACCCCGGCTTTTTGTCGTGAGCCTCTACGATGGTATACCCAATACTGCGATCCGGTTTCTGGTATGCGACCTTGAAACTGCTATCATCTCCAGCAGCTAACTTGCCATACAGGTTATTAAGGTACAATTTAGCTAGGGTACGTTTCGCGCCTTTTGATTCTTTTTTGATTTTGGCGTACTTGTCGATGTACTCATCAAACAAGCCCTTTGCCGCGGTAAAATAGCAGCCGTCGAGAATCTCAAAATCCGTTAACTCGTAATGCTCTTGCAGCAGACGGAAATCCATCTCTGTAAGCGTCAGCTCTACTATAGCTTTTCGTCGTTCCCCATCGGGAGTTGTTATCCATTCGCACATTTCCCCAGTTCTGCGGTCGTTCACGTCTGATGTTTTTAAGGATTCTGTGCCACGATACCAGAAATTGCCTTTAATCTGCACAAACGGCAGCTTATCAGGCTTTATCCGAAATCGCGTGCGGATTCTCACATAAAAGAAACTGTAGCTTGCTTTTGCTTCTGGTGGTATGAGATTCCCCCGCCAAAAGGTCGGCATGCCTATAGGGTATTTGTTTCCTGACATGCTGTGCATCATGCTAGGATACAGTGAGTTGACGTCTGCCGTCGTGCCGTTATGATAAACGATATTACGCTTTTCCGGTACGACATAGCACCATCCTCCCCGGTATGCTTTGCGGATATAGGCGTCCATCGTCTTAGCGCCATATACTTCTGGAAGCATCTCTACCGTCAAGTCCGGGAACCACTTTTTATAAAAGGGATAGCCGACTATTTTTTGATACTCCGACAGACAGCAGCTTCCAATCGTGAGTTTCAAGTGCCCATCAGCAACCATGATTTCAAGTGCTTCCTTTACAACTAACACGTCATTTGCGATATATTCACGTTCTTCCGGTGTGATCTCGCAACCGGGGTAACGGAAGCCCTCATACTCCATGTCTAATTTTTGGTGGGCCGTGCCGAAACTCTTGCCTATCTCTTTGACAGAGAAGGGGAGGAGCTTTAGACTGTCCCGAAATTCTATATATCTGCCGTCGATTTTGACACAAATCGTATACCATGCACCCATGTCAGAAATGCTATATCGAATTGTTCCGTTTTCCATGTCTTTTTGTCTCTGAAAACGTACTTGCTTCACATCGTCTACATCATCAACTGCTTGCTTGTACCCGGCTTGAATCAATAGGAAGTCTAGCCAAAAAGCACCATCAAACTTTAAGTTATGAAAATAGCAGACGATATCCCCTGCTATCTTACGCAAACCTGCCCAGCATTCCGCAATGCTGTGATAGATTTCAACCGACTCTGTATACAACGGGACAATTGCAGCAGCCCAAACGGCGGTATCTTTTTGCCCCTCATATACGGTTGTCTCAAAGTCCCCGACCAAAAAGGTCTTAGCCCGGCTTTTCAAACGGCATCACACCACCGCCCCTTAAAAAGTCATCCATGCTAATGACGCCGCCCTGCACCCTTATCATATCGCTGGCGCCTGTCGTGATCTCAAGCGTTGTGTCAACCAGTGCACCGCGCTCCGCGTCATAATAGCCACTAGACATACCTCGCACGGCGTACTCATTGCTAAAACTTGAGCCGTCAGCAGCCGTGTAATACTCGGCTTCTTCCGCAAGTGTTTCGCCTTTGCCCGGTGAGTAATCCGCAAGATTTGCGTCTTTGCCCATAATGAGCCGCACAAAACGATTCAGATTAAACCGGGCTTCTTCAGCCGTATGGTAGTATTTGTAGAGCATCTCGTCGATGATCTCTTGAAGCTCTACACCATTGTTTTGGATTCTTCTAGCTAACTCCGCTGCACCTAATTCTGATTCCGCCGCGTTCAAAACGCGTTCGAAAAAATTGTGGTATTGAATTGCAGTTTGTTTTGCAACATCATCCCATCGATATGACGGAGTAAATGCGATTAGTGGGTCTTTTAGATTGTCGATGATATTTTGATAGCCTGCTGCGCGTGCTTCCTGACGCGATTGTTCTGCTTCCCGCTTCGCTACTGCCTTCTGCGCTGCTTTGGATGCTCGGCGTTCGGCTGCGCGCTCGGATTGCGCCTTGCGCCGGTCTTCCGCGCGTGACATGCGTTTATATGCTGCACGCATAGCAGCTTGATAATTCTGCCTTTTGCCGCCAACTGTAATCTCTCCGGATTTTGTCGGCATCCACTTTCCGCCACGCTGCGGAGACGCCGGGACTTGTTTGCCGCTATCATCCGTGTAGTATGCGCGGCTATACAGTTTTTCCGGAGTCAGCTTCTTCAGGCGCTCAACGTCTCTTTTTGTTGGCGTTGGTTTTTTCTCCGGAATATCGGTTAAAAACGTGAACCCGCGCTTTTCGGCTGCGCGCATAAAGCGTTCAATGCGGCGCAACTCTTTATTATATGGTGCTAAATTTTTCGGCGGTTTCGGAGTTGCCATATCATCACCCCCTTATTTAGGATTAGGCCCGGCTGTTACACCGGGCCTTTTTGGTTTACTGTGCGTCAGGATCGACGCACAGGACGCAATCGTCCGGGGCGGTCGAGAAAGTGGGCTTTTCGCGGGTCAGAGAGCAAGTAATGAAATCCTTGCCCTTGTAATTGTTGCTGGCCTTTCTGTAGACCTTGATATTGAAGCCGGTACTAATTCCGGCATCGCTCAGCTCGGCAACGATGTTTTCCAGCTCGCGACGGAACGTCGCGCTACCACACACAAACTTGCGGCCCTCCGGATCGACCACAACGCACTTTTCATAGTCCTTGTCTTCGGATTTCTCGTTGTGGATTCCGAGGATCAAGTGCTTTTCGTACTCGATAACGACAGACCCCTGCTGCGTTGCATCATCCATAGGGATCGCATCACCGAGATCCTTGCACATGACGCGCTCGTAGGCGTCAAATTCGCCATTGCTTTCGAGGATCTTGCAAACGTAATTGCTATTAGTCATAGTTTTTTCCTTTCTGCCTGTGTTTTATGAGTCGGCCGCTCTGTTATTTATGTAAAGGGATATGCCCCGTTTACACCTGATTTACAACGTGTTTAAGTTTCTGTTACAACTATTATTGCCATCACGACAATATCAGCCCCATTGTTCGGCCATAGCTCTAGCAATTCCTGGAGCTGTTTTAGAGCGCCAAACGGAGCGCGGTACACCCTTTGGTGGATGCTCGAACCAACCGCCCTGGCATGCCGTTTCACATTCAACCACGTTATCATGCAAAAGGTTTGGCAAATTAAAAAGCCATAAACAAGTCCGCTTTGAATAGCCGTCACCAAAATAGTACGGCTGTATAATTTGGTCAGGTTTTCGGTAGTGCGTATTGAGATACCCGACAGGATTCTCAATACATAATTTAGGAATCAAACCGCTCTCATGCGCTTTTACAAATTCCATCACAAATTCATATCCTAATTCGCGGAGCGCCACGCGGCCGGGATTTTCCTTTATCCAACGATTGCCTGCAACCGTTAGATAAGTGCACGGCGGATGCGCTATAACCAAATCCCATCCATCCCGCAAATGGTGGATAACATCCGATTGAATGTGCCACTCCGGGTGCCCTCCGCTGCATTCCTGGATATCACAGCTAAAAGCCTCATGACCACGCGCACGAAATGCTTTACATACCGCTTGACTTTCCTCACAAGCTACAAGTACTTTCATTTTCCGTCCCTCCAGTCGTAAACCGTTGCATGCGCCACGAAATCCGGAATGCTCATGCGGTAAATGTGCGTTTCGGGTGGACCGACTTTTACCACCCGCAGCGGTTGAATGTGCGGCGGGAGCTGCGGACGAATCACGCGCAGGCGCTCAAGGTCGGTTTTACTGCCGACCGGAATTGTAACAGTCAGGGCTTGCACCCTGCCGCTTTGTTCATTTGCTGCACTGATCGTCACGTCTTCCGTGGCGATCGTGCGCGTGATGGAAGGCTTGCGGGACATTATAATTTACCTCCTTACGAATACTCTATGATAAAACTCACAAGCATGGCCCCTAATCCGATCAAGCTAGGCCAGATTAACCAATAAGATATTCGCAAACACAATTCCGCCGCAGTTGCAAATGACAAGAAGCATCCTAAAAGAGCAAATGCCGCCATCAAAAGCCCCAAGATTTCCTCAGCTAACATGATCCAATAGAAAACCGTCATGCCCCGCCCCTTTCTAGCATTCCAATCAGCAAGCCAGCAAAGAATGTCGCGCTTGCTGCTATGCTTAGGATACGTATTAATGCATGTGTAACGGCGTCAAACCATATCTCCGTTTCAAACGTTTTCGCAAATGCTGAACATGTTGCGGATACGGCAATCAAGAAGACAAGCGCGGCCAGCCCTACGACGGCCCATAGAATAACGTTCATTGTTCCTCGATCCTTTCATTATCATCAAGATTCCAACCCCTGCACAATTTCATATACCGGAATTCCGGACCGGCATACCACGCAATACAAAACGTAACCGGTTCCACTAGCCGCAGCTCCGGAGTAAACGGGCATAGCGTTTCATATGCTTGCTGGTCCAACGCTGGACCAAATAACCCCCGTTCCCTGCTGCGCCTCCCCCAATAGTTCACGATCATCTGCATGCAGATCGTAAGTTCGTCAGCGGTCGGACGTTTGGCAAAATCCTGAACCTTCAGGCCAGATATTAGATCGGTCAAAGTCCAAAGTTTGCCATTTTTGTGGCTGCCTACGGGCCACGGTCTGTTAGAATCGTGCAAATTCGCGGAACAAACGTATCCGTTTACAAGTTGATCCACGGTACAACGTTGGCCGTCAATTCCCTTTTGCGCGCATACAATCCTGTATGTGTATTTCGTCCATTTGATAGCCATGCCTGTTTCATCCTTTCGTTTTATTCGTAATCATTTACGTCTGTCCACTTCGTGCGGCGGGTGCATCGGTTATACCAACCGACCGCAGCAAGCTCCACGCGACCGTCAAGCAATCGCGTATAAATACAGGGGACTGTCAGCCGCCCGCAATTATAATAGCGGTTGCGTGTTGCCCACTTTTTCGCGGCCTTTAGACTGGTCGTCTCAAATAGTTCGACCTCCATTTCATATCCATTGTGAAAGCCGACAATATAATTTTTCATCGTTTGTCATCCTTTCGTTATGAGCTAATCTTTATGCGTAACCAGCTTCAACCGCACCGCCGTCGCCCTGTCACGCTCTTTCCGCCAGTACTCAAAATCCTCCTGGCTGCTTGCCATGTCCATATTTTGCTGACAACTCAACATACGATCCGATGCGGATAGCATCATAACGTAATAGTCCTCCGGCGTTATTTTCACGGTACACCCAGCAAATTCAAGTTTACCCATCTTGTCGTTCCTCCTGTTCTGTTCGTATTCGCGGCCTGCCATCGTCAGCGCGTCGCGGCCATTCGACGCGGACGCCCGAAAACCGGGCGTTTCGGCATTCAAAATTCGAATGCCCGGAGCTTTGCGATAATTCTATCGCATTCGGTTGCCTCCCCATAATGGGGCGCGGCGGCTTCTTCGTCGCCTTTGCGCCATAACGCATTACCATACTCTTCTTCGCTGTCTGCCCTGTCCTTCAGGGCGATAATAATAAGTTCAAGCTCCGCATAGGTTAATTTGTTCATGTTTTTCATAATATTTGCTCCTTTTCATGTCGTTCGGTTTGTTTTGCTTTGTGCCCTTATTATACTCGATCCGATACAGAATGTCAATAACCGTAACACGTCATTTACAAAAAATTTTTTTGAAAAATAGGAAATCGACGTTGTATCACGCTGTAGATATGATACAATATAATTATATTTGGGCGGATCAAGCAGCCGGCCCAGGCAGCCGGAATATAGCTAAACATAACGTGACATGAAATATAACATAGAAATTCTCGGTATAACATGACACGCATAGTACACCATTTGTACCGTAG